CAATATCTTTAATTGGTTTTGGTTCTACATCATCCTCTACTTCTTCCTTTAATGCTCTAACTCTTTTAACTTTTTGTTTCTTTAATAATTCCTTTTCTTCTTTTTCTAATGCTTTACTTTCTTTTCTCTCTACCGCTTTTGCTTTTCTTGCTGCCATTGCTTTTACTCTTGCTGCTTTTAATTTCTCCTTATGTTCTTCAGTCATAGGTGGTCTTTTCTTACGTGGTTTACCCTTCTTAGTTAATTTAACATTTTCTAGTGGTGCAACACTTTCAGTTCCTTGTGCATTAATAGGTGAATGATTTTCGGGCATATTAAATATCTCATTAACATTCATGTCATCTCTTTTAGATTTTGCTTTAGGTACAATTTCATCTAATACTTCTTTAGCATAGCTTACCTTTGGTTTAGTTTCATCTACATTAGTATCTTTATCTTCATCAAAGTCATCCATTTCATCATTAATATTATTTACTACTACGTTTGCATCATTTGCATCTTCTTCATCACTGGGGATAAAATCCATTTTCACTTGCGGTAAAAAACTCATTACTTTTAGTTATAATATATATTTTAATTTACTATTATTTATTTTAAATTATTATTAATTATTAAATATTGATTACTTTAATCTTTTCTTTATTATTAATATATAAATAGTATAATTATTCATCTTTATTATCACGAAGTTGTCTAATTTTCATATCTTTAACTTTAATAAGACGGTCATCTTCAATCAACTGCTCTCTTTGATCTAATATTAAATTAAACATTTGTTTTATAATCTTACTATCATCATAACTTTTTAATTGTTGTTTTGTATTATATTCATGCTTTTTATCTTTGAACTCTAACATAGTTGCAATAGTCTTAAAGTCCTTATCAAATAAAGCGTTTTTCTCTAATGCGGATAATTCTTTTCTATTCATTGTATATTATATATTATATTTTATTTTTAAGTAAATTACTTATATTTAAGAATAATGCAATATTAATGATTTGTATATCAATATCTAAAATAGTTTATTTATGAAATTCTTATATTTAAGTAATTCTTATATTTAAGTAAAATACTTATAATTATTTCAAGTCGTATTTTCTCATTCAACTGATATACTAATATCTTCATCATTACTATCTACAACACTATCTATATTACTATCTACATTACTATCCTCTTGTGTTTCAACTTTTTCTTTAATAATTGAATCTCTATAAGGGACAATTGCTTTAAGACCATTACATATAATTGGTTTTCTAACATTTGGATATTTATCTTCAAACTTTTTATTGAACATAGTAATAATATCTAAATCAATAGTTGGACTACTCTCTAATAGATTATCATATTCACTTCTACATACTTTTAAGAAATCTCTACAAGGTTTTCTTTTCTTATCATGTAAACTTAATTCTATTTCAATTGCTCTTCCAAGTTTAGACCACGCTAATGCACTAATTCTATGACCTTCAAAAGTCTCAGCATATTTTAAAAAAGATCCAAGTGTTCCAAGTATTCCGCAAAATATATTGAACCCACCAACAACAGCAGTAAATCCGTGCTGATAATCTTTTGGTATATAACTATCAACCGCAAAATTACCAACGCCAGTTAATGTTGATAATACTATAATTGGTATTTGTAGATGTTGATATTTTCTTTTATATTTTCTTGTACTATAATTATGTATCCATGCATAACATGTAGATATTTCTCCCCACTCACTTAATAACTCTTCTATCTCATCACTCCAATCATCTATATTTTCGGGTAAAGGTCTTGGTGTATGTAATCTCTCCATTTATTAATAATATTATTTTATTTTGAATATTAAAATATTGATATAATTATATATGAGTGATTATACCAACCCTTTTGAACCTAAACCGATAGAGAAAGTCAAGAATGACATTCATGCTATAAATAGAAACATAAATCAAATCAAAATGGATATAATAAGTATGAGAAGTGATATATCAATAATTAAACAATTGTTAGATGAAAGAGAAAAAGAAAAAGCAATTCCAATATCAAAAGGTTGGATTTGGAATACATATTAAGTTATTTTTTTAGAGTTTAAATTTATATTAAAATATATAGTATATAATATATAAATGGAAAAATCCAAAGTTAAAAAACCACCAAAAGTTTTTAAAGTAAAAGACCCCGACCGCGATAGTAAATTTAGTGATATACATCCACATCTACCACAACCACCATCATTACTATTGATTGTCGGCAGCGTCAAAGCGGGCAAATCAAATTTATTGGTCAATATTTGTTGCAACCCACAGTTTGGATATAATAAAGCACTAGACACAATTAAAATTATATCAAACACACTCAATGCAGATCCCAAGGGACAACTACTAAATAAATATTTTGATTGTGAAGATCATTATAATGATGAAATGATAACTGATATAATTGAAAGTCAAAATAAATTACAAGAGCAAGGTCAAACAAATAACATGGGAATTTTTCTAGATGATGTATTAACAAAAGATTTCAAAAAAACTAATGCTGTCTCATTCCTTGCAACCCGTTTTAGGCATCACGATATTTCAATTCTTTGTTTTTTGGTTCAATCATTTCGTGCTGTTAGTGGTTTAATTAGAAATAATGCAACTGATGTAATTATTATGAAACAACAAAACGCAAAAGAGTTAGAGAAGTTAAATGAAGAATATGGTGATTTGTTCCCGAATATATTTATGGACATTTATAAAAAAGCAATAGAAGATGAACCGTATTCATTTCTCTACCTTGACCTTCAAACATCGCCCGCAACTGCGTTCGTGAGATTTGAAACAAAGATTGCTGAAGGTGAGAAAAAACTTTTTTAATAAAATAATAAATATAATTATATATTATATAATATAAAAAATGGACTTATATGGAAGTGGAGCATCTATATCTCAAGCAAATGCACAAACGGATGAGGCAAGACAATTATCTAGAGCAAATCAAGATTTTAATAATACTTTAGCAGAACAATTAGATACAACTAATCTTGAATTAGATCAAGATAAACAATCTAAATTAAATAAAAATATATTAAGTGGTGCTACAAATGCTGGTAAACTTGGAATAATAAGTAAGAATAAAATGTTGGGTGGCAAAGAAATTAAAACTACATTAGAAGAAAGAATCGCAAAAGACCCCGATAGATTAGCAAGAAATCGTAGAGCAGCAACAGCAGCAAGAGCAGAAGGTGTTGCTCCTTTACCACCCGCCGAGGAAACTGCTGGAGAAGTATTTGAAGGTGAACGGGGAGGAACACGACTTGGTTCGGCAGCAGTTGAAGGCGGTGAAGTTGCTGGAGTAGTTGGTACTAGTGGAGCAGCAAGGGGTCTATTAAAAGTTGCTGAAAGTGGTGCTGGCAAAACACTTTTAAAAGTTGGTAAAGTTGGAGTTGCTGGTCTTGGTGGTGGTTTAGATATTGCACAAGATATTGGAAATATTGCTAGTGGTAAAAGTGGTATGGAAGTATTTGGATCTAATACTGCAAGTAGATTTGGTAACATTGCTAATATTCTTGGTAGTGGTTTAGAAGTTGCTGGTGTTGCTACTGGTGGAATAACTCCATGGTCAATCGCATTAGAAGCAGCGGGAGCGGGTGTTGGTTTACTTGGAAGTTTAGCAGAAGCGGGTGGAGAAATGGAAGCGAGTGATGATGCTAAAACAAGTGCTGATGCTGATATTACATCTCAAGAAAGAGGAGCAGTATTAAGTTCTAATGTTGAAACCGCTGTTGGAAGAAGTAATTAATTAATCCAATTGGTCTTTTATTTTATTTTTTTTTTAATTTATTTAATAAGATTTATTTTATATTAGTATATTATAAAATGAGTTCCTTTTGGAGAAATGATGACAAAATTAAAGTATCACAAACACAAGTTTCCGTTCCATCTACTAATGGTCGTTCCTATACTGGAACGGCGGGACAATCGGGTAGACGTATAGATTTTGAAATACCGCCTACTGTTAAATTTATGGATGGCAAAAATTCATATTTACAATTTGACATTAAAATTGGTATTCCCGCAACTCTTACACCAACTCGTCTGCATCTTGATCCGTTTATTGGAGGTCAAGCAGTTGTAAGAAATTTAAGGATATATAGTGGTTCTCGTTCGGTATTACTTGAAGAGATTAGTGATTACAATGCTAAAGTTCAAATGCAGTATTCTTATAATCAAGATGATAGTATGAGAGCGATGCGAGCGATGAAAGAAGGTTCTTTAGTAACCAATGTTGAATCCCGTGGAACTCTCGGTACATCAGTATCTAACAATATTGATATTGAAACTAATCCTTATTATAAACCCGTTGGAACTGTTCCCGTTGGACGCGACTGGGGAAATGCTGATGATTTCCTTACTGCTAAAGTATCACTCCCAATACATTGTGGACTATTTGCTGAAAGTTCAAAAATCTTCCCCGTTATGATGACTGATGGTCTTTTTGTGGAAGTGGATATTGAAGACCCAGCAAGATTTGTTAAGCAGTTAGATAGTGTCAATCGCCATCGTCGTATGAAACAAAATCCAATCTTCCACGGTGTTGATGTTGGTGGTAATCCTTTAACTATTGTTAATGCTACAAACCGCACTGAAATCTTTTTAGGATTACAAAACAATATGATGAGAGTTGAAAATTGTCCATTCGTAAAAGGCGAACGTATTGGTATATGTAGTGCTACTAATCCAAGGAGTGAATGTGCATTAACTCTAACTGCTAGTGGTGGACAAGGATATCCAAAGATTGAAAATATTGAATTAGATGGTTCGGGTAAAATTAAGATAACTTGTGAACAATTTCAAAATAGTGATAGTGGCACGGGTGTTGAAGCAACATCCAACAACTTTATTTTATTCAGTGCTGCTATTGATACTGATAGACGTGAAAATGATGATGCTACTGCTGTTCTTGTTGCTGCTACTACAGCATATCCTATTACTACTGAAGTTTCTAATGCTGAGATTGTTGTTCAGCAAGTTGGTGTTGATCCGCGATATGAGGCGGGAATGATGAAACGGATGCGAGATGGTGGTACGATAGAAATTGACATTCCAAGTGTAACAAATTACA